GCCTTTGCTGGAGAATCGGCTACAGGAAAAACATTTTTTGTACTCGGTATTGTCAAACAATTTTTGTCAGATAATCCTGACGGTGGTGTTCTTTACTTTGAGTCTGAATCTGCAATAACGAAAGATATGATTGAGAGGAGAGGTATAGATTCTTCTCGCATGGTTATGTTGCCAGTTGCATCAATACAGGAGTTTGCACACCAATCAACAAAGATATTAGATAAATATCTTGCTGATCAAGAACGTAAGCCTATGATGATTTGTCTTGATAGTCTTGGTATGCTATCTACATCAAAAGAATTGACTGACATTGCTGATGGTAAAGAGACAAAAGACATGACACGAGCCGCCCTTGTAAAAGGTGCATTTAGAGTATTAACACTCAAAGCAGGTAAAGCAAAAGTTCCTATGCTTGTGACAAATCATACATATTCACAAGTAGGTGTAATGTTTCCTCAACAAGTGATGGGTGGTGGTACAGGGTTGTATTATGCCTCAAGCAATATTGTGTTTCTCTCAAAGAGAAAAGAAAAAGAAGGAACAGAAGTTATTGGTAATGTGATACATTGTAAGAATCACAAGTCTAGATTGACAGTGGAAAATAAAATGATAGATGCTCTTGTCACATATGACAAAGGTTTAGATAGATGGTATGGTATGCTTGAACTTGCAGAAGAAGCAGGTATTTTTACTAAAGTCTCTACTCGTTTTGAGTTACCAGACGGATCAAAAATGTTTGGTAAACAAATTATGCAACAACCTGAAAAATATTTTACAGAAGATGTCATGAAAAAAATTGATGAATTTTGTAAAGAAAAATTTTTATATGGAACGACAAGTGAAACAGTAGAAGAGAATGATGAAACCGTTTGAAATAAATTATGAAAAAATTAATTCTCATTATCACATTCAAAAAACAAAAGTTGAAGTATTTCGAGAAAATATTTTTGAAACTTATTATGGTAATACTGAATGGAAATTAGATTGTTTGATAGATAGAGCATTACAGGTCAAAACTGACAATATTGATGGTGATGTAGCAGAGGTTGGTGTTGCAAGAGGTGGCAGTGCTAAATTATTAGCAAGTATTTTTCAAGATAAAAAAATACATTTATATGATACATTTCAAGGTTTACCTCATGAAGATATTTTTAGTGGTAAAGTAATTGGTGATTTTTCCGAGCCTGAGTCAATTGCAAGAGAAACTTTATCTAAATTTGATAACGTTGAAATAAATGTAGGTGTTTTTCCAGATACAATAAATTTAGAAAATACAAATTATTATTCGTTTGTTCATTTGGATGCTGATACATATAAAAGCACAATGGATGGATTAATTTATTTTTATCCTAGAATGAATAAAGGCGGAATAATTTTAATAGATGATTATATGTTTGAAGAATTACCTGGTGTTACTCTAGCAGTTTTAGAATTTACTAGGGTACATAATATAAAATATTTAATACCTGAAAGATGGATGTGTCTGATTCAAAAAATTTAAAAGAATGGTACGAAATAGTGCCGAATCCACAGAATGATAATGATGAGCAACAAGCCTTCCGTATAACGAAAGGTAAGTTTCAAGATGTAATATACAAGTATAATAGATTTGGTGTTAACGAAGAACCAAACGATGATGGTACGTTGACATATAAATTTGAATATGATATACTTGAGATACCAGAAGAAATTGTCAATAAAAACTATGCTGATGAAGAAGGTATAGAATTTGAGCAACTTATTGGCGATATTCTTATTGAAGTCATACAAGAAAACATCGAAGTAAACGAAAGCGAGGATGGAAAGACTAGAAGATACGATTTTAAGGAACCTCTTATACAATGATGATTTTGTCAGAAAATCATTACCATATCTGAAGAATGATTATTTTCTTGAACACACAGATAAGATCTTGTTTGAGGAAATTGATAAATTTATTCAGAAATATAATATATCTCCAACAAAAGAATCTCTTGTAATAGAACTCAATGAGAATTCTAAATTACAAGAAGATCAGTTTAAGGGTCTTATAGAAAGGCTTAATAATTATGAGACAAATAAGAACGAGCAATCAGAAATAGAATGGCTTATTAACACTACAGAACAATTTTGTCAAGACAAAGCAATCTATAATGCAGTTCTAGAATCTATTTCAATTATTGATGGTCAAAAGAAAACAGAGAAAGATAAAGGCGCTATTCCAGCGATTTTATCTGATGCACTTGCAGTATGTTTTGATCCCAATATTGGACATGATTATATTGAAGATGCTGAAGCAAGATATGAATCCTATCATCAAATAGAACAAAGAATACCATTCGATTTAGAATATTTCAATAAAATTACAAATGGTGGTCTGCCAAACAAGACACTCAATGTTGCAATAGCAGGTACTGGTGTCGGTAAATCATTGTTCATGTGTCATATGGCGTCAAGTTGCCTATCTCAAGGAAACAATGTTTTGTATATCACACTTGAGATGGCGGAAGAAAAGATTGCAGAAAGAATTGATGCAAATTTAATGAACATTACACTTGATGATTTAAAGCAATTACCTAAAGATTTGTACGAAAGAAAAGTTGCAAGTATAAGTAAAGTGACAGACGGTAAATTAATTGTCAAAGAGTATCCGACTGCCGCCGCTAATACAAATCATTTTCGTAATTTATTGAGTGAATTGAAACTCAAAAGACAATTTGTTCCGCAGATTATTTTTGTTGATTATCTCAACATTTGTTCATCTGCAAGATTAAAGCAAGGAGCGAATGTGAATTCTTATACATTCATAAAATCCATTGCTGAAGAACTGCGTGGTATGGCAGTAGAATATGATGTGCCAATTGTATCGGCTACGCAGACCACTCGTTCAGGGTTTACGAGTACAGATGTCGGTCTTGAAGATACATCTGAATCGTTTGGTCTTCCTGCAACTGCTGACTTGATGTTTGCTTTGATATCTACTGAAGAACTTGAGAACCTTGGTCAAATGTTGGTGAAACAACTCAAGAATAGATATAATGATCCAACATCATCAAAAAGATTTGTGATAGGTATTGATCGTGCTAAAATGAAATTATATGATCTTGAAGAATCTGCACAAGATGATTTGATAGACAGAATGAATGATAAAAAGAACAAGAAGGGTAAATTTAATGCTCCATGGAAAGAAGATGACGATGAGCCATCATTCGATAAAGCGACTGGAGGAAAAATGAAATTTAAAAAAGAATTCGAGGAGTTTAATTTCTCATGATAAAAGTATCATCCGTAGATAATGAACCATTTTCTATGACTATAGAATATAAAAATCACAGTGTTATTTTGGTCGGATTACAGACCGGAGATGGGTATGATGGAGATTTAAAGGTATTTAAAGGTGATCTAGATGTATCTGAAAAAATAGGTGAATATGACATTTCAGGAGAAGGATTGAAAAAAATACTTGACACTATCGACACTTTTTGATAAAATAGTTACTGAGAGTGAGAGTTTCACTCTTTTTTGTAACTCTAATTAAAAAAGGTCTTATGCTCAAATATATTTTCATAATCCTTACTGCATTGTACTTTGGTATTCCATTTGCATATGAAAAAGCAATTGGTGCTGAAACTAAAGTTATTACTATGAATGGTAAACAATGGCTTGTTATAGTCGAACAAGGCAAAGAACCGATGCTAAAACCTCTTGAAAAACCGAGAGCAAAAAAACCGACTATAGTATCAACTGTAAAGAAGGAGCCGGAATGGCAACGTAAAACAGTTAAGGAATCAAAATTAGTACAAGTATGTGATGATCCTTTAGGGTGTGTCATGACACCTGAGGGTGATTGTCCTGATTGTAAAACTGAACTTGTCAAAGAAGAAACGGTAGAAGTTGTACAAAAATCAGATTTTACTGCTTTTAAAGAAAACGTCAAAGCACAAAATTCTTTGAATGAAAAAGTTAAAAATACTAAAACAAAATGGTATTTACAAACATATGACTGGATGAGAGATGTTGGTCATCCATCATATATCTGTTGGAAAGTCATGCTTACGTGTCAGCATAATGATCCAATTTCCATTCAAGACCTATATCTTGCCAAATTAAATGCATCAACATGTTCTGATTTTCAACATACATTTAATTTCACCAACCCAATATCATCCTGCCAAAAATCTACAATACTTAATCTTTAATAAACATAAATAGTTTGAAACGAGTTATGCAAAAATTATGCAGAGTTTCAAACAATTTATAAATGAAGAAAAGAACTTACATCTAGAACACATAGAAGATGAAGTTCTCAACAATGGAGTAGATGGCACACGGCAAGCAATAAACTTTCTC